CTCTTCACTCTCTTTGCGAGGCTCCGGTCGTGAAGTTCAGCCTCGTACAGCACACCAACGCCATCCTTATAGTCAGCACTAAGGACAGTACCTACAACACCGCGTGAGGTATTGTCGTGGTCTTCGACTAAAGAACGACCTTCCAAGGTTTCTGCTGCGGGCTTGAGCGCATCTTTCGGCCACTTCTTTTTGATACCACTTTGGCCGCGAGTAACGTCGCCCTCACCAATGGCAATCCCGTGAATAGTCCACGGGCCTTCCTCGTCAAGTTCTGTGGAGAGGTGCGCCGCATTTTGCTCAAACACGACAGCTTCCTGCTGTACACTCATATGTTAGAAGTCCAGTAACAGTCAACTGCGATACTCTTCGTCTCACCATACTTGTAATCAGAGTGGGTACTTAAAAGGGGCATTAAAATCTGTTCCTCCAAAGCTCTGTTTGGAATACTTCGTCCTTTAAAGCCGCACAGAAACGTGTCGGACTACGTATCTCTCCGACCATATCTGCTCGGCACGTTCTAAAGCTCGCTCCAAGAGAAGTCCACGCATCAAGTACAGACGCACGGTTCCACCCTTCTGGAAGGCTATCAAATCCAACTCCGGGGTCATCAACACCGGGGATGTTAACTAATTCTTCAACATTATCTACTCCGTGCCGTGAACACAGAAGTCGCTCCTTTGCCGCTTGGAGTTCCTCCATATCATATGGTTTATCTGTGAAGGAGTACACTTCTGCCATCTCTGCCTTTCCTGCGAGGTCTCCGGGGTCAGCGTCTTCTTTATCAGAGAACGTTCCCTCATACGAGGAAACTTGCTCCTCGTCGTATGCTGCGTTCCCACCTTCCAAGAGACCGACAATATATACAGGTGTGTCGCTTGATGCTTCTACTTCTTCGGTAACTGTTTCTCCCTCGTCATCAACATCAACTGGCATCTCGAAGTTTGATGTTTTTGTATCTAAGACCAATGCAGGCCCATCAGGGGTTTCTACTCTGTCCGATTCTGAAAATTTAGGCATTGTTTTTCACTCTCATTCCGTATTTTTCTTCAAGGTCTTCAATCGTAAACTCTTCATCTTCTTGCGGCGGCGCGTGTGTTAACGAGGTGCCGCTATCTCCTTCAACAACAGGTACAAGCTCTGTGTTGCAGTTAAAGTGCCACGGTGGAGAATCTGGAAGCGGGTCAAATCCTATGTGAAGATATGATTCATCCGTCTGCTCCATCCACTGTTCGCTGAGTGTTTGTTCACTATCAAAGTACGCCACTGCTGGCTCTCCATTACATCCTGCAAGGTCGTCACAAAGAGGTGTGGTACTTTGTTCACAAGAATTAATGGCTTTTACACCAACTACATCGCTGTGTGATTCAAATTCTGTGAGCTTTGTCACATTCACAGCACGTTGAATCTCCATATGTGCGATAATCTTTGCACGCTGCCGGAGCCTACTTCGAGTGAATGTTCCACGGACACGCTCGATAACGTTCTGCATATCTTCACCGCCCTGTACAGCGTTTGTGACCTGCTGTTCAATACGCTTTCCGAGGTCATCAACAGCATTTTCCACAGCACGGCGCACATTGCGTGTGAACTGTCGCTTGTTGTTTCTGTGTGTAGAGTTGTATGTTGCTCCGTAGTCCATACTCGTGTTAGACTCTAACGTCTGTAGTGAGTCTCGTACAACAGTTTCTAACACTGCCTCAGATGTTTGGTCAAGTGACGCACGACGGAACGCTTGTCGCTCCGAGCTTGCTAATACACTCGGTAGCTGTGTCATCGCGCTACGCGGAGCGTCACGGAACTCAGAGCGGAGACGGGACACGGTTGTGTCAACATACTCTTTGAATACGTCGTTTATCTCACCGTATACGTCTCGCTGCTCTGATGTGGTACTCACAAACCGGGGGTCAGCAAGCTCGGCTGTCCAGATGTTTTCTTCCTCAGAGTCCTGTTGAGCGCCATCCGGCTGCGGCTCGCTGTTGCTCGGCTGACCCCGGTTCGCGTTTCCCGAATCACCACTTTCTCCGGGTTCTTGTTCGTTGTCCTGCTTGCCACGATAGTCGATAATGTTCTGGTCTGGCCCGACTATATCATTTTCTTCTTCGTTTGGTCGTCCCATCTTGAATTTCACCTTCGTAGAGTCTTCTTCTGAGATACCGAACATTTCTTGTGCTTTCTCTTGCACAATCTCGGAAAATTCTTCTTCCATCTCTCGACGTGCCTCTTTTAGTTGTCGCTGTACGTCACGCTCTTGGGACCGAGATACGAACTGGTTAATCTGATTCTCGAACGCGCCGAGCGTGTACTTCGGCATCGGCATCGAAGACATAATGTAGTCGAGGTCGTACTGAAGATACTCGGCAATATCTGCCACATCTCCAGAGATAGTCCGAACGTCCACGTCACCACGGACACCTTGCTTAAGTCCGGGCTGGAAGTTGTCCATATCGTGAGCGTTCATAAACCTATCAATGTCGTCTCGCTCCCACGGACTCTCCTCAGAGCCGAACATAAAGAGCCAGAGCGGATATGCCTTCGACGCGATGGCCTCGTCGTTATCTTGCAGCTTTTTCTTGAGACCTTCGATACGCGCGCTTGCAGCCTCCAAACGAGACGTTCCGTACACTTCCCCAACGTCAGCGTCACGGGTAAGTGGAATAATCTCGTCAGCAGTCCAGTACCGCCGGTAGTCGTCGTCGTTTCTCCAGCGGTTTGTGGTCATATCCTGCTCATAGGCTGCCGCAAGTCCATCTTCGGTTGTCGGAACATCATTAATACTCACACCATCATCGTTGTCAAAGATTTCCTCTGGCCGCTGTGGTGGTAGCAGGAGTGCCTGACGAGGCATTGTGTGTACCTCGATAGACTCGGGATTGATGAGCTTAACGCCGTACAGAATATCGTTGTCTTCTTTTGCTGGAACCTTTTCGACAAGGACAGTACCACGGACTTCACGCTGCACTGCCGCTTTCTTAAGAAGCTTTCGGATGTCACGGTCTCGCTTACCACCGATAATTGCAGCATTGGCAAGCCAACGCATCAACCGCTCATTCTCTTGTTCATCGAGAATGTCCGACTTAACGTAGTATCCGGGTTCCACGATTTGTCGGGCAAATGACGTGATTGGCTCTCGCACAATCGGTGTCGTCTCAAACTGTCTCCAGTATCGCCGCATCCTATCTTTCGGCGGCTTCGTTCGCTCAACGTCACCACCTGATAGGTGCGGTCTGTTAGCGAATTGGTCTTGACTCTTCGGGTCTGGTGGGCCTGTCTCGTTTACAAGCTCTTCTGTGTTGTTCGAATCTGAAGAGCCTGAATCTGACCCACCAAGAACTTTACTCCGTAGGTTTGCTGTGTTTCGTGCCACGTTACATCACCTCTGTATCTGTGTTAATCATTGTATTTACCTCAGTGAGCCGAGATTGAACGGCTGCATACTTGCTTTGTCTGTCAGTGCTGTTCGCTTCTTGTCCTTTGCCCACGCAGCGAGTGCGAGCGCGTCACAGAAGTCATCGTGTTCGCCGGATGGGTGGAATATCTTCAGCTTACCAGAGCTTGTGTAGTCGTACTCAAGCGCCGTTAGCTGTTGTTTCATCGTGTTCGTATCCTCACCAGCGTTTGGCTCAAACCGGAACGTAAGTCGCTGGTCTTGGAAGTTGTTCTTCAGGTTAGAGTAAATAGACTGCTTTTTATCGAGCGTAAACTTCATACCCTCGACCTTGTTCCCAAGGTCTTCCTGAACTTGGTCTACGACACCGGCACCGAGACCAGTCTGGTCAATGAGAATCTTGTCGTAGCTGTTGTATTTATCAAGCTCTCGAATACGTCCCATTGCGTCCGTAAGCTCCTTATTCGATGTGTGTTCTATGTCAAACAAGTTTCCGTTCTGGTCGAGAGAGATGTACACAGACTCGTCATCACCTGTGTGAGCAAGGTCTACGCCGAGGTATGCTGCATCTGTCTCTCGCTGCACAGGTCGTCCAACGGCGACATCCTCGTGTGTGACCTCTTCCTCAGTGAAGTAGGCATCGGCGTTCTCGTCAAACTCACCTTTAATCTCACGCTTGAACTGCATCGGCGTAAGGTTGTTCCGCTGTCGCTCAACCCACTCGTCGTCAACTCTCGGATTCATCCACGTCGGAACCTGCTGAACGAAGTAATCATTCTCACCACGGTTTGACTCGTCGTATCGGTCCCAAAAGAAACCACGCTTTCCTCGCGGTGTCGAAATCATTATGAATTGGTTCTGACCGACAGCGAGGAACGGCATTAAGACTTCTTGGAAAATTCCTTCAGGGACATAGGCCGCCTCATCTACGATAAGGAGGTCAGCACCGTATCCACGAATATTCGAGCCATCCCGACCGAGGGGTAAACACACGATGCGCGACCCGTTGGAGAAGTTCACTTCGGTGCGTGTTTCACGGCTAATTCCCCACTCTTCGCTTTCGGCTTCGCTCTGTCGAATCTCCGCCTTAATCTGACGGAATAGCTCCATCGACTGCCGCTGTGTCTTCGCTGTGAGAAGCACTTCCGCTTCGGCGTGTGTGATGGCGTACCAAAGCGCCTTCCACGATGCAGAGCGTGACTTTCCAACACGACGACCAGCAACGAAGAGCTTTCTGTTGGCTTCGTTGTCGAGAAACTCTTTTTGATACTCGAACGGCTCGACACCGATAAA